TCCCAGCCTTACTCTTACAGTACTGTCTCCGGCAAGCGCCTTGGCTACAGTATAACCTACTCTTGAATTACTACCTGCAGTGGCCGTAACACCATCATCAGAATAATATACAAGCTTGCCTGCCTCTATAGCTTCTCCGGATTTCTTAGTAATATCGTATACGCCACTGATGCTCACAGCTCCAAGTGCTTTCACATCAATATCACATGCTGCAATGCCTACAAGATCTCCGATTTTTACCACTGAGCCTGCCTCAATTTTTGCGTTCGTCTCATTTATATAATTGATTGTATAACCGGTATTTACATACGCACCTTTATTTGCCATACTCTCTCCTTTCTTTAAGCCAACGGATCAGCTATAGTTACTCCCTTATTTCTTACAATACCTCTATGATTCATTACAGTAACTCCGACATCAAAATAGATATCCCATACAAACCCGAGCGTTCCCGGATTTTCCATTCTTCTGATAGTCGGAACCTGCTGGCCGTTAAGGAAATCTACCTCAATAGCATTTATATCTGCCGCATCCGCCATCAGATACCATGGTGCAGCGCCTGTTCCTGACAGTGCATTAAGAGTTGCATCCTCTACAATCTGGATATTGTTTCTAAGCTGATATAAAGGGTTTGCCGCCTGTGTATTATCAGTTGTATTGATACTCGGAGAGTTGAAAATCTTATATAAATCCATAGCATATCCCACAGGAGCTACTATGGTTCTAGGATTTACTACAATGCTTTGGCCGAACTCATCCTTCTGTGTTGCCAACGCCAATATCATCTTGTTGATAACTTCAGCACTCGGAGCCGATCCGGTAGCTAAAGAGTTCTTATGACTTGCATCAAACAGCGGTAATCCGTCATAAATAACCACATCATTGTATAGTGCGTTATATACCATCTGATTGATTGTAGTCTTTGCACTTCTTGCATATCGTGCCGGCACTGTAGTAAGGAAGCCTATATCATCATTGATAAAGGCCTGTCTGCTCATAGAGAACTGCCTTGCAAATGTCTTAAGCTGGCGCTTAGGCTTGGCCATATCCTTAGGTACATCCGCCTCGATCTCTCCGTTCTCCGGTACTTCCTTGAACGTGCCAGCCGGGCCTGTTACCCAATAGTTATCATGTGCCTTAAAATCCGATAATGAACCAATCTTTACAAACTTCTCAAACGTTGTAGGAGCAAGTGTATACTCATCCTTATAAGCTTTATTGATAGCTGTATCCATGATAGCCGGGAATGCAGATGTCGGATTGTAAAATCCTGCTCTTGTAACCTTGTCATACACCTCACTTGGAGACATTCTCATAAGAGTATCTAAATTCTCACCATCCTGTGCCATAGCGTGAATAGCCATATCTCTAAGCGACATACTCTTAAAATCATTTGCACCTGCTGCAGGCTTATCAACATATAGACCGCTTTTTAGAAGCATACCGTCCGCTACAGCTCTGGTATACTTATCTCTTTCATCAGTCTTAACCTTCAAATTCACATCACCGCTTGGCTGAGCCGTTACCGGTCTTTTCTCACTTTTAAACTTTTGTATAGCGGCATCCTTCACAGCTTCTATGCTTGCTCCATTTGCGATAAATTCAGTCGGATCAAGCTCCATGTCCTTACACAACTCTACAATCTGCTTACATCTTTCTCTTTCAATCTGTAAGCCATCTACATCTCCCTCTGTAGAAGCAGCATCAATAACAGTCTGCATACTGTCAAACTCTCTTTGCTCCTCAGAGTTCAAGTTCCTACCTTCTGCCTTAGCTTTTTCCAAAAGCTCCTGTTGTCTTCTCAATGCATCCTTTGCACCCATAAAAGACTCCTTTCTCATTTTTTTCCAACAAAAAAGCCTGAGACATACGCCTCAAGCTTTCATGAAAGGAACAATCACATCAATAATATCATGTGCTATACGCCCATCTAGCACTTTACCAATATAGCATAAAAAATTGGACAAAAGTGAGACATCTTATAATCTCAACTTATTCTCATTCATTTTGACTATATTCTCATACATACTTAAATCCGCCATATCCTTACCGTCTGTATTCTCTTCAGATCTACCAACTCCTACAGTCCCGTCTGCAGGTATTGATACTATAGATATCTCATAAGGTGTCCATTTCCTGGCAATGTAACAAGGCCCGGCAAATCCATCTGTTGACTCTTTCCCAGCTTTTACTTCTTCCCATGTATCTATAGAATACCCTACAGATACACCTTTAAGTGTACCGCTTTCAACTTTCTTATATATCTCAGTGCTGAACTCATCATCATCAAGTTCTATTACAGCAAGGCCTCTGTTATCTTCTACCCACGCTTTCTTCACCTTGCCTATAACTTTATCCCTGTTATGATTATACAGCACTACACCTATATCATTCAGCCTATCAAGCTGTATTCCCTTATGATCCAGTATTTCTGTATGATCATACCATCTTTGATACGGCTCTTCACTTGAAAAGCTAAGCTCTATGGTCTTAGTATCATCTTCACTTTTT